AACCAGCGAGAATCACGAGTCCGACTGCCGTTGCTATCGCTATATTTCTCATGGCGTGTCCTCCTAATCCTGCGAGCCTGACTTGCACAAGGCTGGTGGCTGTGTGTCCACTCCACAGGAGTACTTCCGAGCTATTCCTTCTTTTTGCCTTTCACGGCAAGCACCATATCGGTTGCGGTGTAACTGCCTATCAACGCCAATGTTAGCGTCATAACCTTCGAAGTTATCTGGACTGCCAAATCCTCCTCCACGTTGAGGAAATCGACTAGCACCAGAACCGCGATAGCAGTAACCGCAGCGATGAAACGCTTAGACGAAAACAACTTCCGCAGAGCGTCCATAACTCACCTCCTAAAAGAGAAACTACTTTTTCTTAGATGTCTTTTTTTTGGTTGCCTTCTTTGGAGCTGCTGGCGCAACAGCGTTTGGGTCATATGCGACACCTTGCTTCCTCAGATTGTCAGCTATGTTGTCCTCGACTCCAACAATCTCGCCAGCCTTGTAAGTACTCCAATCCTGACGCAATAAGACATTCTGCATTCAACACCTCCTAACGATTACCACGAACTTGAACGCCTGCCCCAAATGGCGACATAATCAATGTCAATATCACCAACGCCAGTGCCTGATGCTTTGTCCAAGCTGTAATATGGCTGGAACAACGCTTCTGTGGCCGTCAGATTGCTCATGTCGTAGGTTGTTGATGTAGCAACACGAACACCGTTGATGTAAAACTTGACATCCGAAATCACCGAGAAGTCGATACGAAAGATGTAATACGTCCCAGCGACCACAGTTGTTCCAGATGATGCGGTCTCATCGTTCGTGGTGTCATCGGTCTGGCAGTTTAGAACACCGCTCGCAGACATACTGAACCATGCAGATTCAGCAACGCTGTCTTTTGCAAGGTTGTGATCGCCACACATGCCGAATACACCTCTCACACCTGTGGTTGGCAGCGTGGACACATTGACGCGAGTTTCAAACTGGACATCGTTCAGAACCGATATGGTTGTTTGGTCGCCCCAATACAGAACAGCGTCCTCGGCCTCGCTGGTGGCGTGGAGATGGGTTCTGAACACGCCTGTGGCTGTGTCAGCAACCATCGCTTCGGTTGCGTCACCAACGTCAACGACTGCCCAACGGTCAACCGTATTGCCAAGCTCCAGACCGCCTTCGCCAAGAAAATCCTCCTTGTACCACAGCGGTGCGTTGACGTGTACGGTTTCATCCGTAGCTGAATCGTAGAACCTCTGAAGTCCGTTCTCCCATTTACACTTTATACTAGTTGTACCGCCCTCACCTCTTGCCATAGCTCCGACCTCCTTTCATGTTAGGCCGAGTAGTCTATTGCTGACTACCCGAAGCTATTGACTTATTTCCTGACTTACACATCTTGTCACGAGGAGCTTGGCGAATAGCCTTCGCCAGCTTTTTTTTGATTAGCCATCGACTAAACTCCTCGCTAACGTCCACTTCAGAACCTATCGGTTGAGAAATCCAAGCTGGCAAGGTTCTTAGCTTCATTACTCACCTTAGACTAACGCAGGCATCGTGTCTTCAGCATACCTTGCTCGATAGCCAATCACCAGAACGCAACCGACCGAAGCAGCACCGGGATCGTCTGTACTAATCTTCAGCCAGCGGAAACCGCCCTGAGAGTCCATATCTGAACCAGCTATGTTCGCCACGGTTATCGTATTTGCTACAGGAGCAAAGTCTTTATCCGTAGTTATAGCCTTGGCATCACTGCCGGCGTCAGCGTCCTCCGTGCATTGGTCGATTGACAAAGCCACCGCAGCACCAAGCGTACCTTGATAATTCACGACAAGCACGCCATCGTAGCCTGACATATCAATGTAGTCGCCTGTTTGTGCAGTAGAATCCAAATCGACAGGATGAATGCACTCGACTATTTCCATGTTAGAAGCCAACAAGTTTATATTAGCCATTTACACTCACCTCCTTTATGCACGAGTTGCCAATGCGACAAACGGACTCTGCGTGTTCGCGCCGTGTTTCGGAGTCAAGGTGGTCTGCCACCACGGTTGACCATCGTAACGCATCACGAACCTAAAGACCGTTTCGTCATAGTTGAAGTAAAAGTGCATACTCGATGCAGACTTGATTGGACTTCCAGACTTGCCACCGATGAGATACTGCGACCAATCCGCAAGGATTATGTCGCCAACCGTGCCAAGTGTCTGACAGTGTTCTGTCATAATCACTGGCCTTCCCATCAATGCACCATAAGGAGAACCGCTCAAGCCGTTTGCAGGCAAGTATGCAGGCGCACCACCTGTACCGACAGGCAAAGCTAAAGTTGCCAACTGTGGGAAGCAGTCGTTATTCACGAGCCATACGGCAGAGCCTTGACTCGGAGCGTGCAGCCTCGACCACATTTTAACGATGTTGTTGTACACAAGAGTTGCAGCAGCCTGTCCAGTTTCCTTAGCTACCGACACCAGACATCCAGCGTTCAGAACGCCAAGTGCCTGACCGACACCAGTACCGTTAACAAACTCCTCTTCCTCGGTGAAGCTAATCGCCTTGGAGAACATACGAGTTATCATCGGTTCAATGGAAATCGGACTGTCCTCAAGCAGCTCATCGGAAGCATAGATGAATCCGACCAGTTTCTTGAGTGTCAGCGTCAGCTTACCGAATGCTGGTTTCGTTTCCGTCTTAGCACCAGCCTCCGCTGGGTGGTAGATTACAATTCCACCGTACAGCGTGCTGGCTCGACTTGACTCAGCCACATAAGGCATACTAATGCTATTGGTAGCCATCGGTATAAACTGCGCTCGTGGTCTGACGATAGCAGCTTCTTGGCCTTTCTCAAGCAGCCGAGCCAAGAACTCGGTCGGCACGAGATAGCCACCTTGTGCATCGTCACCCTCTGCCATGTGACCAGCGGTCTTGACTTCCCACGCTTTGAGTTCCGTGGAAGCTCTGCGACCGTTCGGGCCTGCCCGATAGATGTCACGACAGAAATGAGCAATAGACTTAAAACCACCTGTCTTGAAATACTCTTCATCGCCATCGACAGCCTTAGCGATTGTCGGTGCAGCACTAGACTTCTCCACCGCAGAATCCACAGCAGCCTTCACGAGTTCATCTATCGACTCTTTGCTGAGTGCGACAGGCTCGTTTTCCTTCGGCTTCTCCGCATAGCGGTCGGCCTTGGTTTCCTGCCATAGCTTCAAAGCGGTGTTGTCGTCAACGTCCAGAATAGAACCGACAGGAAATTGATTTTCCCCATCAGTCCAATCTGATGTCAACTTGATTAGCATATTGCTACCTCCAATGCTAAAACTTACAACCTTACAACACAGCGCCTGACATCTCCGACTTCAGCTTTCTAGCACTTCCAGCAAGCCTCGCCTAGTACCTCCGAAAACCTACGTCTAACATCTCCAGCGCAAACAAAAAAGAGAGGCACATTCACCGCTAGGTGATGCGTCCTCTCTTTCTACGCAATTCCTGCCCGACCTTATAGCCGATAATCTGCTTTGCGTCAAGAGTTTTATCGGGTAGGTGGACAACTTTTATTCTCCGACCTGTGTCACGGATGAACCGTCCAGTGTCCTTGACGTTCTGGTACACCTTGACCGAACACTCTGGTTCTGGTGTCTTTTCCTCTGGCGGTTCGGTGTACTCATCGACCTTGAGCCACTCTTGCATATCCTTGCTCAACCGCAGACCTTTCACCATCGCTTGTTGCAAGGCTTCTCGGTTGCTCGGCACAGGCACAACGCTGTACTCCAGCAGTTCCCACTTGTCGATTACACGCCTCGCCTCGGCTCGCTCTGGATACTTGTGGATTTCCTACTCGTCAGGCTCGTGGCTCTCCAGCGGTATGAAGCCGACCGAGCGACCCGGCAGGAAACCGCCCTTGATGAGCTGCCAGATTTCCTCGGCAAATGCCGTGGTAGCGTACACCGTCTTCGCCAGCAGACCTTCTGGCTTCTTTTTTACCCAGACGGATTTGCCAATAGGCGGTACTTGGTAGTTATGCGCCCAAAGCACCTGTGGATTGGAGGTGAAGTGTGACAGCTCTGCGCCTCTCGGCAGTAGTATCTCCTTGTCACGGTCAACGTTTGGCGTGTTGATAAGCTCGACTGTGGAGCGTTCCTCCTCGTCAATCTCCGCTTTGACCACTACGCCCTTGCGGACAAACTCGCTATCTGGCCCTGCAGTATGGTCTGGATATATGCCAACCTCTGCTAACGGCATTCTTTCGGTAATCAATTCCATAGCCTACTCCTCCAATTCTTGTGGTTGGTCAACTGGCTTGTCATGAATCCTCGACTGGGGCCTCTTT